CCACAGCGGCGTCGATCTGAATCGCATCGCTCGCCACGCTGCTAGATCCAAAAAGCGCTACTCGCCCTCCAGCATCGGTGCCTGTTACCAGGGCGAAAAGTCCGGGACGCGGGGCCGAACCCCCCACTGAAGCAGCCTGCGTGAGGATCCGCGCATTTGTTCCCGACGCCACTGTGCGACAGCCGCTTCCAGGGCGCGGTCCCGTCACCAGACCGTCCGAAACGACGGCGTCGGAGAAACACTCATCGAAAATGACTGATCGCGACCTGGGATCAAACCTGATCGCTCCCAGGGCACCTGCCGTAAGGACCTGCGTCACGGTCGCACCGCTCGAATGCGATGCAGCAGGGAAGCGTGAGCTGTCCTCGCACTCACGGGTCACGGTCCATGTGTTCGTTCCGTGCCCCGCGGTTACCAGCATGAACTCATCGTCCACCCGAATCCGGAAGTCGCCCGACACCGGAAAGTCGGCGTAGGAGATAACCGTGATCGAAGTGGTCGAAGCGTTGATCGCCCCGTCTAGGGTCGTCTGGGCCTCATTGGCGAAACTGTCAGCCATGGGATTACCTCTTGGCGTAGCTCATTGATCCTCCATGGCAGTGTTCGGCAAGGTGCCGGGCACCGGGGACGCTGGGGTGGGCGACGGTGCGGTGCTCCCCACGCTGAATAGGCACACGAACCAGTGAGTCACGTCCTCGCCAGCCTTGCGTGGATCATCGGCCACCGTCTGGGCGCAGCCGATGCGGGTGTAGTCGGGATCACGCAGGATCGGAGAGTGATCGGGCGATTCCAGCCAATCGAACACCATGCGCGCCACGGGATCGGCATAGCCGCGGTTGAGGCCGACGACCTCCGCCTCGCCAACAGACAGGTCGCCGTGCGCGAAGTCGGCCACGATCTCCAGCACGCGCTGATGGGCGCGCTCGTGCAGTGCAGCGTCGTGGGTGCGAACGATGCCGGTGGCTTCGGCCACCGCGGCTTCGAGACCAGCATCGGCGATAACAGGTGTCGGGAACAGGAGGTTCCCGATGAGCATGAGGCCAAGAATCGCGCGCCGCGTACGAGGCACCAAGGCGCCCTCCTTCCATAATCGGGACATGGCGGCATCGGGAAGCTGCGAAGCGCCTGGGCTGCCGCTCGGCGAGGGGGCCTGTGTCGGCGTGGCGCCCGGAGATGGGGTCGGCGTCGGGGTCGGGGTCGGCCGCGGGGTCGGCGTCGAGATCTCCTGCGGCCCATAGATCCGCCAGAACGTGTCTTCTGGGAGATAGCTATCCAGGTCGTGCTCGCCGTCTGCGATGATGACCCCGGAGACGTGCCCCTCGGTCGATTCAGCACAGAACTTGGTGCCCTTCGGAAGGATAACGACGTGCAGCTCCGACTCTCGCGCCGTGAATCTCAGCTCGAAGCCAGCCGGGCAGTGCTGTGGTGCTGCCAGCGTAGCCGTCGCTGAAGCGACAATCAGAGCCAGGGCAGCGATGACTCTGCGCCTCATTGATCCCTCTCCAGGTAATCCTCGTAGATTGACTGGCAGTCAATCCCATGCAGATCCATCACCGGGAAGTTGGTCAGGTCGATCTTGTCGCGAAGGTCATCCGAGGCAAGGACGATCTGGCGCAGAAGAATCGTCGTATCGCGCGCGAAACAGGCCGTTGCACGTCGATGCTCTGCGTTCTCGGTGCCCAGGACGGCGGATACGACGATGACCAGCGCCAGCGTGGCGACCGCAGTCATGATCGACAACAGGATCGCCTGCGGCAGCTCTGCCATAAGCTCGCGCAGATGATCGGAGAGCGGTTTCATAGCAGGCCCAGACTCTTCCCCGCTCCGAAGGCCGCGACCATCCCTGCGAGAATTGCATAGACTCGTAGCTCGAGCGAGGCGACCCGGCTGCGCGTATCAGCCAGGGCTGGCTTGATCGACTCCTCAACCGATTGCTTCACGGCCCGCACATCATCTCGTACATCTCGCAGCTCACGCCAAATGTCGTTCATGGTGATCTCGACACTGGCCGGGGGGCGGTCAGTCACGCTGGCACATCCTACGAAGATCAGTCTTCGGTGACGTCGATGTCTCCGACAGCGAAGCTCGCTGTGTCGCCATCGTTGACCGCCTTGTTCGGGGTGACAAGGCCCCAGTACAGCAGGTTGCCCGCGGTCACGGCGTCGAACAAGCCGAAGGCAACGACCGTGCCCCAGTTGCCGCCGTTCGCGGGCGGGAAGGTGACGGCCGTGCCATTGGCCTTGGCCCCACCCGAGGCATCCGGCCAGTTGGTCTGGTTGTTCGTCATTTGGACGCGGGCGTAGTCGTTGCCGCTGACCTCGGTCCCACCGCCCGCATCGGTCGGCGCTGCGGTGAACAACGCGACATAGATGTCGGTCGCGGGCGTGTAGTCCACGCTGCCGAGGACATGGTCGAGGATCGCATCCTCCAGGAAGTCGCTCTTGCCAGCCATTGGGTCTCCTATCTCCTCGTGTTGATCATCCTGCCGCCCAGCTTCCCGAAGAAGAAGCCGCCGCCAGTCAGATCCATGCTGAACCCGAGAGCATCGACAAAATCGTCGTGGCCTTTCGGGAAGGCGATCAACTCACGCTCGAAGTCAGAACCTCGCAACGAAACGTGATGGTGTACGCGGTGTGCCTCGTACTTCGCGGCAACAGCGCGCGCTCGGGACACCTTGTCGGTGTCTGTCTTCCTACCTTCGATGGGGATGGCGCTGTAGTCACGCATTACCTGCTGGACGAGCGTGCTCTGGAACTGGTTGTTCTCGACGATGACCAGGACGACCTGTGGGAAGGCGGCAAAGCCATCAGCCACGAACTCGGCGTGATCGGTCTCTCTCCGGTCGCGGTAGGCATGCAGCACCCAGAAATGGCCGTTCTGATCAACGGCGGTCACGACTCGCGCCGTGTAGTCCGCGGACTCCTTCTCGCTCGAAGCGAGGTCGATCCCCATCTTGATCGTGTAGTCGCCCTCGGGCAGCTCGGTGAAGTAGTAGTGCTCGGCCAGCTTCGGGAAGACGTTGCCCTTCGACCGGAGCGAAAGGTCGTTGAGATAGGCAATGGCGAAATCCGCCGACCCCATCTCGATCTGCTCGTGGAGAAGGGCCGACACCGGCCAACGGTCATGCCAGTAGGAGATCGGCATCCCGTTCTCATCCAGCCTCGGTTCGCCGTTCTCGCTCTTCACGAAGGCGGAGACGATGTAGAACGGCCACCCCTTGCCGCCCTTTTCGATCTCGGTCATCAGGTGCTCGGCGAGGTCGCCTTCCGCCCAGCGGGTCCCGATGTAGATGATGATGCCGCCCGGTACCAGGCAGGGCTTGAGAACCAGGTTGAACCAGTCCAGCGTCTTCTGCATCTGGTCGGCGTTGGCGGTGTTCTCCTTGTCCAAGATGTCATCCAGAACGACGATGTCGAACCGCTTGGACACGATCGGGGAACCAACGCCCCCCGCATACATCGTGCGGTCCTTCGACCGATGATGTCGCGACTCTCGATGCAGCCATTCCGCAGCGGTCCACTTCTTGGCGCTGCGGCAATTGCCATACAGCCCAATGAACCGCTCGTTGCCCTCGAACGTCGCCAGGTGGGCGCCAGAGAAGGCCCACGCTTGACGGTCGGTATTGCTGAACAGCCCAACGCGGATGTGTGGATGGTCCGCGATGTACTTGGAGAGCCACCCCTGAGTGATGCCGGTCGATTTCGAGCTTCCCCGTGGGGCCAGGATCCCGCCGCTCTGCTTCTTCTCGATGAGCTCCTCGCGGATGTAGCGGATGCCTTCGGTCAGGTGCTCAGGCAGAAAGCCGTTGTTGTTCTCTGAGAGCTGCTCAGCCCAGACGTACTCGATATAGGCGATGTCGCCTGCGACTGACTCCTCCCTGGCCTTCGCCTTACGGCTCAGATCAAGCAGATCTCTCCACTGGCCCTGGGAGAGCGTGGACAGGTTCGATTCGAGCTTCGTCGGGTCCGAGGCGTCGTCGAGCAAGGTCTCCAAGGAGCTCAAGGAGTCTGGGATCCGCAAGGTGTCCAACGACCTGACGCTCCTCTCTAATCTCGCCCGGCTGTCCGCGGAGCGCCTGCACCATCCTCACCGCGTCGAGAGCATCCTTCAACACCACTTCCTGGGGCTGGATACCCTTCTTCTCGTCGCCTGCGAGTTGAATCGCCATGCGTGTGACGATCATCTCCAGCATCGTCACGCTGCGGTCCAGGATCGTCGAGAGCTGGCGTGCCCGTGACTCTGCCGCCACGGACAGGAAGCGCTGTTCGACCTCTTCGGTGTAGCGCTTACGCTTCTCCTCCCAGCCGTGCGCGCGTGCATAGTCACTGACCGTCGAGTTCGAGGCTCCCTCGCGTTTCGCCATGGCTCGCAGGCTGATCTCGGTAGTGATGTACTCGCGCTCGAGCGAGCCGTAGTCGAGTTTGCGGCTCACGACAGGAACTCCGCGGCGATCGCTTCAAGGGCCTCTGCGTCGCTCATCTCGGGCTCGTCCTCCTTGGCCTCGACCAGCGCCCGGTCGAGGACCTTGGCCGCATCGGACGATAGTCGGAAGATGCGCTCCACCCAGCCGCTTCCCTGGGTCTTCAGCTTCTCCCGCGCCCCATCCCAGTCGAATTCCGGGAGCTGCGCCACCTTCGCGAACTGGTCCTTGTTCCAGGGCATGACCTCGATCAGCTCGTCGACGGTCGACTTCGCCAGAAGGCCGCGCAGGAGCTCGGCCATGCGCTTATCGTCGGGCTTACCGCGCAGCTCATTCAGAACGACGGTCAGTTGGCGCGCCTCATGCTCGCTGATCGGTCCGATGTCAAAGACGGGGATGTCCACGAAGCCGAGCTCTTGGGCCGCCTTCCACCTATGTTCACCGTCGATGATCTCGAACTTAGCGCCGTCCTTACGGACGATGATCGGGTCGACGAAGCCGAAGCGGCGGATCGAGGCCAGCTCACGCCGGAACGTCGCCTCGTCCTGGCGATTCGGATTCCAAACATTGGGTCGCAATGCGGCAACGGGAACGACCAGCGCTCTCCCGAACACCTCGGGCTTCAGCGAGGCTCCCGTTTCACCGAGAACCTGTGCTGCGGGTCCAGCCATACCGTGACCTCAACGATCTTGGGGTGTTCGACCGACATGCGCTCCATGATCCACAGGGCAAGCCCATCAGGTGTCGGCGCGGAACCGGGCATCATCTTGTTGAGAGACTTCCCATGAAGCTCGCGGACGATAGCCTCCAAGGATGCGTCGAGATCGTCCATCCTGTAGGAGACTCCGCGCGCCGGATCGAAGAGACCGCGCGCTGTCACGCACACTCGAAGATGATGGCCGTGCCCGTCGTACTGGCAAGTCGGCAGGCGCTCAACGCGATCATGCCCCACGTCGAGCTCGCGCTCGACTGATGGATAGAAGTCGGTCATCTGTGCCTTTCAGCGGGGACGGGGAGTCGCCCAGTCAGACGACTCCCCGCCATACGGGGTAAGGGTGATTCTGTTGCCGCGGAGAATACCAGCCCTCCGCGCCGTCGACTAGGGCTATTCGTCCTCGAAGTCGTTCTTCCAGCCGTTGTTCTCTGAGATCTCGGGGTTGCGGTGCCAATGAACTGAAAGATCGGAGATCGGGATCCTCTTCACCAACCCGTTCGGCAGGTAACAGATCGCGTATGGCACCGGAGTGCCGTTGAGAAAGGCCGCGATGAGCACCTCATCCCCCGCCTTGGTCTTGGCCTGCTCCAGCGATCCGATCATGGTTCGATGTCGTAGAGGACCATCTCGCCGCTGTGAACGTAGGCCCAGGTACCGTCGTATGGGTCGGAGGTGTTGCGATTGGCGATCCAGTAGGCATACCAGACCTCCGTCCCATACTTGGTGTCGCCTGGCACCTGGAGACTCACGCGCACCGTGGTCGGGTAGGCGGCATGGAACCAGGGCGCTCCGGCCAATGTCGGGGCCTTGCGGATCTCTACCTGCCCCTTGTCGCCGCGGAATACGCCTCGCTTGTCGAAGATCGGAATACAGCGCACAGGAGGACCTCCCGCCGTGGTGTTCGGCAGCATTGGTGGAGAGAAGCGCTGATCGTTGGCAAGCCTGCCGCCCGGCAGAATCAGCTTCGGATCAAAGAAGAACGCCCTCGGATCGTAGTATGGCTGTGGGCCGAGGCGAACCCAGAAGTGACAGTGCGGTCCGCTTGCGACTCCCGTCTGACCGACCGCGGCTATTCTGGCCCCCTTGGAGACTCGGTCCCCCACGGAGACGTAGCGCGTTTTGCAATGGGCGACGAGATACATACAGGTCGGATTGACCAGGACGCGGACGAAGTTGCCACCCCCGTAGGCCCACGATCCTACCGTCCCCCACTGGGAGTCGACCACCACCCCACCCTGTGGGGCATAGATCGGCGTCCCCTCGGGTGCGACAAGATCGAGCGCCGTATGGAAATCGGGGTACCACTGGGACCCCGGGAAGCTACGCGCTCCGTAATCGTGGGCGATGCCTTGCTTCAGATCGGCGTACGCCCCCTCATCCGCACTCCGACTGGTCGGTCCGAAGCCTCGGCTGATGACGGCGTTGGGGACCGGGCTTTGCCAGGTCATCCGCTTCTCCTCACTTATCCACTGTTTCCACAGCGTTATCCACACCAGCCCGCACGAGACCCGCGAAGGCCGCGCCCACCACGGCGACGACGAATAGCACCGTCGGCCATCCATGGTGGCCCGTCACCATCAATCCGAACCCCACTGCCCATGACAGTATGGAGGACGCAATACACCAGGCCCACAGGTCAGGTCCGTCGTCGACGTAGCCGCCCATCATTTCCTCTTCTTCAACCACGGCCCGAAATCAACCTCCACGTGCAGGCTGCATAGATACCAGGAGCGAATCAGCTCTTTCGTGTCCGAGTTGAACATACGAACCAGCGTCTCCGCTAGCACTCCTTCTTCAGGTTTACAGCGCTGGCAGCGGATGTTCATCCGAGATCGCCTTGTCGAGCCAGTTGAGGAACGCCTCGTATCGGAGCTCGGGGGTCAGGGCCTCATAGGTCCCGTCGTTGCGGAACGCCAGCTCCCAAGCCAGGGTGTAGGTCATTCCCGCCTTTTGGCCCTCGTATGCGGTCTCGCTGATGTCAGTGTCGGCATCGAGCAGGGTCGGCAGCGCGGCGAATGCTTCCTCTGGGTCTGCCCCCGCCTTGACCTTCTTCCACCACACGTAGGCGCCGACCGCGCATACGCCCTCACCCTCCTGCTCGATCACCTCATTGAAGTCACCGAGGGACCACGAAGCATGGACCGTTCCGTCAGGGTGGGTCAGCGACTTGGGGCGCCGATTCTCGGCACCAACCGTGCAGAGCGCCCGTGCGATCAGGCGCTTCTCCGGCAGGTGAAGCAGCGCCTCGCGCAGGTCGCGTAGCGCCGCTCGGCCTCGCTTTCCCTTGAGCGCCCTGGCTGCGTTCGCCGCCCACAGCTCACCCGCGTTGTCATAGTCAGGGGGCTCGTCCCAATCTCCGACGCGGCTCATCCCTTCACCATCCTCTCGCGTCCACAGCCGCGGCATCGCGACCAGACAATGAGCCGCAGGCCGCCTCTCATTCCCCCGGTCATCTCACGGTACCAGTGCCAGCCAAGGGCACAAAACACCCTCACGGCTGCCTCTTGTGCTCGTCGCCGGTGAGGGCGATGTGGTCGTACTCGTCCCGAGACTTCTCACCCTCCTTCGGCTGCGCGGTGAGGCGGGCATTCGCCGCAGTCTCATCGTCGCTGATGCGCTCGTTGATCTCGGCTAGGTGTGCCTTGGCGTCATCATAGCCGCGCCCCTCGTAGCCAGCCGCCCGAAGGATTGCCACGAGCGGATAGATATGCTGCGACCAGTTAATGCTCTGGCCTCCGATGATGCTGTCGCGGATGTTGCTGATCTGATCGAGCGCCTCGTCCAGCGCAGGCGCGGTGCAGGCGGCGCGGGCGGCGTCGAGAGCATCGTTCCAGCCTTCGGCATATCTCGTTATCGGATGCGCGAGGCGTAGTTCTCGCAGCGCCTCGCGCCGTCCCGTCGTCATTGCTGCGCCGCCGTATCGGGCAGGGTCGACGGCGGCTCACTCTCTCCCACCGCCGCCGACTCCACCACCACCGGAAAGAGCCCCTCGCTGCGGTCGAGGCCAAGAGCTAACACGGCCGCAAGATCAAGATCGACGATACGTTCGTCTGGCGTTCCGGTGAAGCATCCGCAGAACATCGTTGGTACCACCACGATGCTGCGGTTCGTTTGAAGCGATGTAACTTTGACGGGCTGGCACGCTGTCCAGGGCCAGACGCAGTCGTTGCGGGCGATGCCCTCGCCGTGCCACCACGACGCCTTCCCTTCTCCATAGATCTCGCATCCGGCGACTCCGGTCGGCGCCCAGACAGGGTCCACAGGAATGACCCGGCATCCGTCGACGGCAAGGGTGGGAATAGGCGAGATCAGCATTAGGGCGATGACAAGGACGGCCGCTGCTCGAGCCGCCTTTTCTCGTGTTTGACGTCCGGCTCGCAATACACGCCCCGACTTCGATCTCTGCTGTCGAACAGCTCGTGGGTCGCCCTTCGACCGCAGCCCTGTGCCTGGCACGTCTTCTCGATGCGAACGTAGTACGCCACCCGAAACTCCTCCGATGTCTGGGTGTCGCCAACAATAGCTCTCGTGCCCCCAATGGCGTCCGCAGTTGTCACACTCGACGGGGGGCTCGACGATCACTAGCAGCGTCGGCAACGGGCAGATGTAAAGGATGCGGCGGATTCGATCCCAGTACGCGCCGATCCAGAGGTCGTACCAGGCAAAGCGGACCGATATCCTCACTGACTGACCTTCTTGGCGGCGAGAGCGTCGAGAAGGGCGTCGCGCGCTTCCTCGAAGTCGGCGCCCAATCCACCGATGAAATCGGCCTTGATACCGTGCTCGTCCTCCTCCAGGTCGGACAGGTTGACAGCGCGGGCTTGCCACAGGCTCGTGGGGCGACCGCCCTCGTAGATGCGCTTGTAGCCATCAAAGGTCCATGGCTCCGGCAGGATGGGAATCAAGTCGTTCATCTGTCACCTCGTCTGCTGCGCTTGAGGATGTCGTCTACCGTCATCGGCGGGCTCTTCTTCTCTGGTTGAGCAGTGACGGCTCGCGGTGGCGTGAGCACGGCCACCACCCGCCCGTACCTCACCAGCTCGATCGACTCTCCCTTCCCGACCGCCTCAAGAATCTCCCCGAGGCGGCGATTCACCTCGCTGGTCATGACCTGGCGATTCATGGCTGTGCCTCCTTCGGCTGCGCAGCGAGGCGGGCGAGGCGCCGCCGCAGTTGTTCGGTGAATGCAGCGCGGTCGATCTTGTATTCCAACCCGAAGTTGAACAGGAGGTCGCTAGCGATGGCGTCCACGTCCAGCCCTGCCGGTTCGGGCTGCGGGGTGGCGGCGAGGCGTTTGGCACGGCTCAGGAACGAGCGATAGTCGTCTAGGGCCTGAACATCAATATCTACCTTCTCTCCGACGTAATCCTGAACCGTGATGTGATTGAGAAACTTCCACGCCTCCCGCAGCGCCTCCCGCAGCGCATCCCCGCTAGCGGCTGGGGTGGCAGCTTCGGCTTCAACGTGCTTGTAGTGGCACCACCAGTTGCAGTTTCCATCGCAGTTGGGCGGATGTTCACACGCTTCCGGTGGCGGTGGGGCGACGGCGAGGATTCGTTGCGCCTGCTCTATGGCTTCATCGGTTTCCTCGTCGCGGTAGCCGATCCGCTGCAAGTGGAATCCGAATAGGTCCGTAACACGGTCGAGGCTTGCCAGCGCCTCTCGCAGCCCTGCTGGCGCAGGGGTGGCGGCGAGGGCGGTGCGGGCTGCCTTGATGAACTCTTTGACGGGCGGCCCCCAGAACATCCGGCGTACTGGGTCGTAGTGCTTGCTCTCGTGTTCCGCCAGTAGGTTGCAGCGCCATGCACGTCTACCGTTGCCCCAGTAACGAGCGGCCGTGCACTTCCGCTTGGGGGTGGGATCAGTCATCGACGATCACGCTCTCCTCCCAGTTGAGATCCGCAACATGCCTCTCGCCGAACGCATCTTCGACCAGCCTCTTCGCCCACTCGTGCCAGTCGCCGTCCTTGGCGTACGGATGCTCGAACCGGAACCGCCTCTCCCCGTCGACTTCAACGGTGTGGCCGCAGCATCCGCTATCGCAGCCGAGGTAGCTGTGATAGACCACCACCCGACTCACCCTTTCACCGTCGCAATCGGGCGCAGCCGCTTCACGACCTCGACCAGATCGGTCGAATCCGCCATGACCGCCTCGATGTCCTTGTAGGCTCGCGGGGCCTCGTCGAGGACGTCTGCGATCTTCGGGGTGAAGACCTGGGTCTGGGCAGCTTCGAGCTCGGCCGTCATGGTCGCCACCTCATACAGCTTGCGCGCCGCGCCCCGGCTCATCGCCCGCCCGGCTCCGTGCTGGCAGGTCTGGAAAGACTGGGGATTGCCCTTGCCGCGGCCCCAATAGCTGGCGGTGCCCATGGAGCCGGGGATCAGGACATCCTCGCCGTTGCGCGCCCGCACCGCTCCCTTGCGGTGGACGATCCCGTTCCAGCCGCCATGGTTCTCCCAGGCGGCGT